TCCTCAAAGGAAGAAGCCAAGTTTCCTTGGCTTCTTTATATTAATGAATAGCCTTATAACGCTCTGCGTTAAGCTTATCCATCATTAGATCAATAGAAGTCTTACCAGACATAATCTGCTCAAACAGTACAGGACTGCAGCCAGATACGTAAGTAATACCGCTCTTAGGGTCATCTAGGAAAGTATCATTGCGAGCAGATACATTCCAAAATACTACGTCAGGGAACTCATAGCGGTTGCCGCACTTCTGAGCCCACTTACGACGCATAGACTCCATAAAGGTCTCCTTATGATTGGAAATACCCGCAGAACGATCTACTTCCATATCAGAAACAACTACTAGAGTCTTAGGCATAGCATTACGAGGTAGACGATACTGCATAGCAGTATTTAGCACTAGATCGAAAACGCTTTCAAGGTTAGTATTTTCGCACACATTGGAACGAACAATACGAGAAACCTTGTCGCAGAAATCTGCGCCAGCTACTTCTACTAGACGTGCATAACGGCTAAAGCTAATGTAATGATCCTTGAAAGGTCCATTAGCACGCTCTGCGGCATACATTGCTAGAGAAACAGCTACCTGCATAGGAGTAGCAGTATTACTTGCTCCATGTAGCATAGAGCTAGAAGTATCACAGACAACCATAGCATTAAAGTTTTCACCGGCAGGGAAAACATTACGTAGATTATCCCAATACTTATTTACCATTAGACGCTGAGTGTCGTCTAGACGAGGCTCGTGAGAACCATAGGTCCAATAGTTATCGCAATTCATAACCTTCTGAGCTTCGCGTACAACGTCATAAGGATAAAGCTTGCCAGCATTTACCTTAGTAGAAGTATCCTTTGCGAACTCACGATACTTCTGCTGAATCATATCACGACGCTCAAAAGCCTTACGATAGATTAGACCAGCACGAGAAGGTAGATGGGAGAAGTCAATTTCATTCCAACGATTCTGGGACATAAGACGCTCTACTACATGAATACGCTCGCGTAGTGCAGATAGAGTCTTACGATACTCACGAGGAGTTACGTGTAGTGCAGCGATAATACGACGAGCATTATGCTTAGTCTTAGCAGAAGAAGAATTTTCAGAAGGAATCCACTTGCCAAGTAGAGATACTGCCGCACCAGCTTGATATGCCTTCATATCACTAACGAGCTGATTCTCAATTAGCTTCATAACGGCGCTCTCGCAAGGAGTATCGAAAAGAACAAATAGATCGTCCCAACGGCCAAAACCATCGCGAGCAATGGTATCAAGATTGCGTAGTACAGCCTGCTTGTCATAAGTAGCAAGCCACTTTAGACAAACACGGAAGAAACGACGCTCACCCTGGCCTTCTAGAATATCACGAAGATACCATAGGCACTTTAGAGCATAAGTAGGATTTTCTTGATATGCCGCCTTAAAAAGAACGATACAATCGCTCTCGGTGCGAGAACGATAGGAGCCGCCAAGCGCGAATAGGTCATATAGCTTGGACATAGTAGACTTCTTGGCTACTGCCCCATTCTCAGTATTCTTAAAATTATTTTCCTGCTTCATCGCATTGATGAAAGAAGAAGAAGAAGTACGGGCGTTATAATTACCCTTACGAGTAGGATAAGAGTTCTGAGAAGCAACGAAATTAGAAACTACCTGATTGAAATTAGTCATAATTTTAAATCTCCTTTTTATTTGTTTTAGCCTTGGACTAAGGCTTTTATTTTGTTGTTTTTCCCTTTCAACATAATAATTATAACAAAATTTTTATAAAAAGTCAAATATTATTTATGTGAAAATTTCCAAATTTGCTGTTTTAAATATTTCACTTCGCGTGAAGTAGTTAAAGGCTGAATTTCGGGTTGAATTGAAGAAATTGTAAGATATTTATTTGCATCTTTTAACATTTTTTCAAAATCTTCTTTATAAATTGCTTGTTCTTTCGCTTTTTGCTTACCAAACATAAAAATACTCATTATTTAAAATCTCCAAATTTAATTATTTATATAACTGGTATTTTTTAGATAATTGTGCACAAATATCATCTGGAAGAGGACGAAAACCAATACAAGTGAGAGTTCGACCAACTTCATTTTCATCTATTTCTTCAGGAGTTAATTCTGTGTAGCAACTATCTTTAATTAAGAAAAAATCTTTATTTTCTTCTAAACCTAATTCGCGTGCGAGTGCAATAACCTTTTCAAGTTGATATTTATTTTTTGCTTCACAAATTATTTTTGTAGAAGAACCACAAATCCATTCTTCATAAACATCTAAATCAATAGGTAAAGCAATTATCCATTGATTATCAACTGGATTAGGTAATTTATAATTCTGAATTTGTATGGTTAAAAAAGCCATACTTGCATGGCTTACTTGTGTGGCGAGCTTGCCTGGGCTCATATTTAAATCTTTACGAACAATTATTAGTTGTTTCATTTTTACTACCCCATCGTGCGAAACATCTTTCATAAGCATAGCAATTTTTACCCCATTGTGCTGTGCTATAATTTTCTGTATCACACCAAATACAATAAGTTTTAATAAATTCTTCTTCAGTCATTTTTTCACTCATGTTCATCCATCATCCTTGCTGTATTAAATAATTCTTCTCCCACATAAGGCTGTGGTGAACGACCTATTCCAATGGCTTTCTTATTATATGCTTCTACAGCTTCTTTTATTGTGTTATAAGTTCCTAAACTTTCTTGCTTATAATTAATCTTTATATAAGCTTGGTATTTACCGGATGGTTTTTGACGAATATTAATATAATTTTTATTTGATGGCAATAATTCCAAATATTTTTTGTATTTTCTTTCTAAATAAATATTACTATTTTTATATAAAAAATCACACATTTTATATGCTTTAATAGAGCCTAAACAAATCCTATAATATTTTCCTCCAGTTATTATAACTTTTGAAAAATAAGGGTCTTTAAAATGTTGATTAATATAATTAGAAAAACTAATTAAAAGTTCTTTATTTAATGAAATTACTTCTGTGTAATTTCGTTGTTTGGAATAGCTACCTATGCAACCATCGCCATCCCAATACCCTCTGATAAAATCTTTTTTAAAAGGCTCTGGAATATTTTGAAAAACTATATCTGTATTGTCATAGGTTTTATTATGAGTAAAGCCTATTTTTTGTAAATTCTTTATAAAATCTTTAGAATGAAGTGAAAATCCATATTCATTAGAACTTTCTTTATACTGTAACGACACAGAAATTGCTTGAATGGCATTTAAAAATTTTTGTAAATGCTCTTTATCAGAAGCTTTTAAATGGCATTCACATGAATTATTACTTACATGACCATCTGCATATAAGAACCCTATCCAATAAGCTTTTTCTTCTTTATCAATTTTAGAAAAATAGTCATCATTATAAAAATATTTTCTAGTAAATTTCATAATATCACTCCTATTTTTCTTCATTTTCAGAAAGAAGTTTCGCAGTATTTATTAAAATTTGTTTTAATTGCGGCTCTATATTAAAACGTTTAGAATTAATTTCAATAGATTTAAATATATCTCCATTTTGAGTTCTTTCTGTACTAGCTTTCCAATCAGCTAACATTTCTAAAATATCAGTTAAATCCATTCCGTTTATTCCTAGTTCACCAAAATATTCAGGATGATGTCTATTATATTTATAGTGATGTTCCAAAGCGGGCGTTAATGCTGATAATTCTTTTTTATATTCTTCTGTTCCAAATTCTATTTTAGAAAGATTTTCAGTGTGCTTAGCAAACAAAGGTGCTTCAATTTCTCCTAATTTACTGGCGTCATGTTTTTCACCTTTTGTAGTTAATCTATCTGTAAAAAAACGTATATATTTTCTTACTTTCGCAATATGTTCTTGCGTCATAAGTTTACATTCATCAAGTGTCATTTTTATCTCCTCCATCAGAAACAAGAGCATAGGTACCAATATTATTCCAATTCACAAAATTTTTTGCTCCATCTTTATTGATAAAATAAATACCATGTTCTCCTTCTTCAAAATTACTAATATTGATTTCAAGCATTTCAACATTTTTAAAAGGAGAAACAAAAAGATAAACTAGATTATTCATAATATAAATTCCTTTCTTTTTTCTAAAAATATTATAACATAATTTTTATACTGAGTCAAATAGAAAAAAACGCACAGTTTCCTGTGCGTTAAAAGTATTCATCTTACTGTTCGGGTTCAGTAGTTTCACCCATATTAAGGATAGGAATACTAGAACTGCCTCCAACAAATTGAGGTAGCTCACCATTCCATTGTAGAATTTGCTTATATTCTACAAGGTCAGGAGTTAATGATTGATTAATCTTTTTATTTGCTTCTGCTTCTGCTGATGCCTTTACCTCAACAGCATATGCGTCTGCGTCAGCTTGTACTTTAGCTACTTCTGCGGCAGCTTCTGCTTCAATCTTCTTACGCTTTGCCGCTTGCTCTGCTTCCATAGTAGCCTGTTCTTGCTGCGTTTGAGCGCGCTGTTTTTCTTGTGTGGCTACTTGTTTTGCTTCAACTGCGGCTTCAAAAGCATCTGTAAAATCAATATTTTCTACAGCAAAAGAAATTACATTAATGCCTTTTGGCGTAAGCTCATCACGAATTAAAGCCTCAATGGCATTAGCCGCTTCTTGACGACTAGAAATTAAATTTTCAGCAGTATATCGAGCAATAACAATTTTTACATCTTCTTGAATACGTGGAGCTACAAGAATAGT